GTAATATCAAATGTGCTGTATGATATTTTTGTACCTGAATGAAATACATCAAGATTGGGTGTTTCTTGCAAAGCCTGTCCCAAAGATACACCTGGAATATTGGCTTTCTGGCAAAAGTAAACCATGTCTGGAACTTCTGGAAAGGTCAGCACATACTTTGTCGGTTGTAAAAAATTGGTATTTTCTGGTTTCATATTCGTCTCCTACTTACTATTTAGGAATAAAAAAAGAGGAGCATTTCTGCTCCTCTTTTAAAGTACCACTCTTAACGGTGGTTTCTTTACTCGATATTACATCAAGTTAGCAACACGGAAGATACGATAGTATGTGTTGCGCTTAGAGTACAACTGACCTAGATCAGCATTAGTACCGCCAGCAAATGGGTTTGCAACCATGCCGTAACGTGTCTTGAAGCCAATCTTTGGTTGGAATGTAAACTGGTCAACTGCACGAACCATTTGCAATGGAACGTATGGGCAGTAGAACAAACCAGCATCATAAGGTGAAGAACCTTTGTAGCCGATTGTTACCAACTCTTGGTTAGATGTGTAACCACCGAAGTATGGGTCGATGTAGACCTTGATACGACCGTGTAACATACCAGCAAATGTATTGCCTGTGTCATCAACTTGTAGGTCAGCGTTTAGGTTAGGTGTGTATTGCAACACGCCAGCCATAGCCATAGCAGAAGCAACATCAGATGATACAATCATCACGTTGCCTTTACCTCTACGAGTTTGTTTTGCAATAACGTTAGCATCACGTTCGATTTGGAAAATCAAACCTTTGAAACGTTCAACAGACCAACGACCGTTAGAGTCTGTGTCCAAGTCGAAAGAACCAGGAGTTGTAGTACCATACTGAGCGCCTGCAACAGCACATGTGTAGATAGTACGGATAACTTCACGGTTGATTTCAGCAAGAATCTCAGTAGAAAGAATGTTGCTCAATTCTGTTTCAGCATCCAAACCATGGATTGCTTTCAAGTCTTGTGCAAGTTCTAGTGAGTATTCAGCTTTCAATGCACGGCTTTGTGCAGTAACAGTAACTTTCTCAATTGAGAATGCCATTTGTTTGAAAGGACTATCTGTGTCGGCACCTAGTGCTTCAGCAGTTGCTGTTGAAAATGCAATACCAGTTGTGTAGTGGTTAGCAGTCAAATCTGCAACAGGGTTTGTGCGGATATCTGTTGCGTTGTTACCACGGAATCCGTATGGATTAGAAGTAGACAATGCACCAGAGAACTCTGTGTTTGCTTCGTTGAAGAACGCTTCGTTTGCGTTGTTTGGTGAACCAGATTGTGTGTCGTAACGAGCACGCATCGCAAAGATTAGACCAGTAGGTCCAGTCATTGGTTGAACGCCTGCAACATCATAAGCAATCAAGTTAGGCAATGCACGGCGAACCAAACTAATCAAGATTGGGTCGTAGTTAGAAATGCCAGAACCTGTAACGTTTGTTGGTGCAGAAGACACAGCAGTTTCGTTCAACTGTTGTGATGCTGCAGCCATTTCACGTTGTTGGTTTTCCAAAACAAGTGCTGTAACAGCTTTCTTGTATGGGTCTTTGATGGACTCTAGGCCTTCGTGTTCAAGGACTGGTGCCCATTTCTTTTGTAGTTCTTCGGTTAGATACATTAATGTTCTCCTTATTAGTATCTTTTATTGGTAAAGTTTATTTATTTAGCCAATGATTTAGAGATGATTTGTGCGTACTGAGCGATTGCAGGATCAGTAGATGCCATTGGCTTCTTCTCATCTTCAACTTCTACAGCTTCATGTAGAGCAGAACTAACTGGCGCTTTAACTGTTTGTTGGAAGTATGAATCTACCAATGTTTCTAGTTTGCGACCAAATTCTTCTTCAGTAGTAAACTCAACAGTCTCTGCGAGTGATTTTAGTTTTTCTACTTGTGTCTGCGTCAGGCCTTCACATACTGTATGTATAGCCTCTGTCTTTTTAAATTCGTTAATTTGTTTCTTCATTTCAACGTTACGTGAAATTTCTTCGTTGACTGAAGTTTCCAATTCCTCAACCTTTGTGGTCAATTCTTCTACAACATCCACTTTTTCTTCTGGAATATCAATGTAGTGTTCTTCGAATAGACCTTTTAGACCACGAATGAAATCTTCAACGATTTCAGAACGTAGACCTTTTTCGATTGCCAATTGGTTTTCTTTGAACCATTCTTCGGCCATATAGTTGATGTAATCATCCAACTTCTTAGCCAAATCTTCTTTAACTGATTCAACAGCCACTTCGAATTCTTCGTACAATGCTTCTTCAACTTCTTCCATAATGGATTGTGAACGAGCAATAACGGCAGATTCAAAAATTGTGGTTGCTTTTGTTTTGAATTCTTCTGAAAGGTCTTCACCTGAAAGCAATGCACCTACGTCTTGGTCCATTTGTTCTTTCATTTTTTGTTTCTTCATCATAGACTTAATCATTTTTTTGTCTTCTGCTGCATCTTCATGACCTTCTTTTTCTTCTGCAACAACTTCTTCCGCTTCTACTTTTTCTTCAGCATAAGACTGGAATGTTGCACCTGGATTTGCTTGCATCATTTGTGGTGCAAGTTTAGCTTTAATACGGTCACGAATTGCGTTGTAATCAGTTGCTGCAGCTTGAACAGCTTTGTGTTCAGAACCTTGTGAGTCAGCAGGACCGGACAACTTCTGGCCAGGTTCTGAACCAACTGGTGGTGTTGCGCCTGGTGGTGTTGCTGTTGGTGTACCTTTTGTGTAGTCACCAGTTTGGTCATCTTGTTTTTTGATTTCGCCAGCAACTTCGCCAACATCTTTTGTGCCATAAGCAACAGATGTAGGTAACTTTGAAGGTGCGTCTTTGTGGCCACGACTTACAGATGCATCAAAAGTTTCTTTGGCACCTTCTGTAAGAATTGATTTAGCGGCGTCTGTCAGATTAAATTTTCCCATTTTGAGAATCTCCTTGATTTATATTGGATATTTATATTTAAAGTTTTTTAAGGAAGTTTTCAAAGATTTTTAAACTTACAGTTTCAATCTCTTTGCGTGATGCTTGCTTAATCTCTTGTTTAGCTTCATCGTAATGTTGTTCGGTCCAAACACCGTTAACCAACATCCACTCCTTACCTTCCATAATGCCTTGTACAAAAGCACCAGGCGCAGAAGGATCTGCTACAATATCTGCCGCTGTGGCCAGATGAAAGTCTCCTTGAACGACATTGATGCCGTTTTCCATTTTAAGAGAACCCATACCTCTAGATGACACACCAAGTTGTGCGCCGCCTTCAATAAGGTTTCTTGCAATGTTACCCATAGGGGTTTCAAGAATTTTTGCTTTGCCTATCCAAGCATTTCCCTCTTGACGTAGACCCACAATTAAGTGAGACACACGGTCAAGATTAATGGATGGGGTGTCTGGATGTCCCAGTTCACCAAAGGCACGATTTTTATTAATGTATTCTTCGCTGTAACGGTTAACTTCATTACGCATTGTTTCTTCTCTATACATGCGTTTATTTTTGTTAACCGATTCTGCAACTAGAAACGGACCTTCAATGAAAAGAGTTTTCTTTCCATCTTTTTCTTCCGTTAAGTATTGTACCGATTCGGTAAGTTCTCTAATGAGTTTCATTTTAATCCTTATGGTCTTATGCCGTAACTACCGTAGTTAAATGCAGCTGGATCGTTAAACTGACCACGTTGATAGTGTTCGTTGTCTTTACGTAATTCTAATATTAATGTATATGAATTGTTTGCGACCATGCCTCTAGTTTGAATACCTATATCACCTTTGGAGTTTGCTGTTCCTTTTGTGTTGTTTGGTATCGTTACCCAGTTACCTTGGCCATCAAATTCACTGTTGCCATTCAACATGAATATTGATACGCTGGTATCAGCACGCCAAAATAAATTAACATCACCAGTATTAGGACCTGAATACCATAAACGATTCAGAGATAAACCATAATAAGATAGTGGGCCTGTATTTGCGGTCGATGAAAGTAAGTTTGCTTTCGAACTATCTAATGCACCATATAATGTATTAGCCGTAATTCTGTTGCTATTTTCTTCTTGACCGGTACCATCAAACTTGCCTGTTAACTTAATAACAGCATGTTCTGTTGTGTCTTTAATGACTTGATATGTAAACAAATTTGCCATTTGAAATCCCTGTTATTGTTTGAATAATATTTATACCAGTGTCAAAATTATTCAGTTTCGGTTGTTGCAGGTTCATCTGCATGTGCAACCTCATCTTCAGCAGTTGCATCATCTGGATTCATTAATTGTTTTGCAACTTCTACCTTGTGTGTTTCAATATGAGCTCTAACTCTATCGTGTAGTGCAGAATATAATGCATTACGCATTTCGATTGCGTTATCTGTTTCTGCGTAGTCTACTATTTCTCTTGCTTTATCCATTGTTATCTCCTAATTATAAAATGCGTTTCAATCTGGTAAATGTTGTTTCAACTTCTTCTAAGCTGAGGTCACCTTTAACCGATTTCGAACCACTGGAACTTTTTGGTTTACTACTTGATGATGAACTACCACCACCAGAACTGGAACCACCAGCTGGTGCAGGATCAGGCATCAATTGTGCCTGTTGTACCATTTGGTCGGTTTGAACTTGTCCTAACATCTGTTGTTGTGCAACATCATTTGTTATACCAACAGGCAATCCAAGACCCATTTCTTTTTCTGTTTCAATTTCTTTATCCATATCTTCAATCTCATCATCTGTCAGGCGCAACACATTTTGTTGAATCCATTTTTGTGAGAAATAACGGCCAGTGTATGGATCAACCGATTGTAACAACGTTAATCTTTGTGACATTAATTCCGCTTCTTTTAATTCGGAGAAATTATTATCTTTAATGAAGTCATAATGAATATCTTCTTTAAACAATTCCCATTCTTCATCTGTACAAATGCCTTTTAGTACACACTGTACACGTAATGCTTGATTGAATACTTCGGAAAATTTACTTCTTAATCTGTCCACAAATTTAGAGAACTTTAATTCATCTCTAGTAATCTCTGATGAACGACCAAGTGAAAATCCTTGGTTAGGTTCTAACCTAGAGATTGGAACACACAACGCACCATAGAGTTTCTTCTGAAAGTATTTAACGTCTTCCAACTCGCCTAGGTTCTGTCCACCTGGTAGTGTAGTAATCTCTGTACCTTTGCCACCTTCTCGGCGTGGCAACCAGAAGTCTTCCATCATGGACATAAACTTACGGTCATCACGTACTTCACCTGTATTGGCATCATAGACAAGTTTATTTTTATACTTGACCATAATATCACGCATGTATTGTTCGGCTTTTAATTTTGGTAAATTGCCAACGTCAATGTAAAAGATACGGCGTTCTGGAGCTCTCGAAATACGGTAAATGACCGTTGCATCCTCAATCATACGTAGTTGATTAAGAGGCTTGATTGCTTTATGTAGATAACTCAGAACAACCGCACGGCGGGAGTCCATAAGACCCGATACCACCGAAATAATAGAGTCTGTTGTAATGCGAACACCAACAGGACCAAAATTGGATGCACTACCACTAACAACTTTGTCGTTGTATATGTAGTACTCATTCACTGGTTGCATAACATCTGCACCAGTTCTTTCATCTTTTTGTTTCTTCATCTCACGAACCTTACGTAATCTACGTGGGTCGATGTAACGAAGTTCTTTGATACCTTCTTGTGGTTTCTCACGGTCAATAATGATGTGATAGTACATTCTACCATCAACATAGTAACGGCGGAAGATATCTTGTGCCATGTTCTGATAACTCAACATACGCAAAACGGTATTGAATTCTTCTTTAATGGCCTTTTTAATTTTGTCGGCAACTTTTAAATCATCTAAAATAATTTGTGTTATTTTGCCATCATCATCTTGAACAATAGCCTCATTAACTATATCATCTATCGCAGATTCAATTTCAGGTTGCATAGCCATTTCACGGTAACGAGAGATTAGTTCTACTTCATTCTTTGCGGTACCGTCAAGGTCAACATAAGTGCCGTAGTAAGCGGCAGATGTAATAGTTAATGCCCCATCGTCTTGCGTTGGTGGTGCAAATGATTGTTGTGCGGTAGAATCTTCCTCATCCTTTTGGCGAGAAATTGTAAAACCGAACAGTGAAAATTTATTTGTGTTGTTTGCCATAGTTTGTGTGTAATTATAAAATCAAAAAAACATGGGAGACCCTATTGGGCCTCCCGTTATATATCAAGATGTTGTGTCTGTTTCCCAGAATTGGTAAGCAAACGTACATGTAAATTCTTCAATTGCGTCATTTGAACCCCAATCAAGGTCGATTGGTGCCAAATCTAATGGAAATAAACCAACGAAATTATATTTCTTCAATTCGTTGCCTGTTTTACCATATTGAATAACGTTTGCATCAACAGAATAACCATTAGAATTTCTTGCTGCACCGCTTCTTACGTTACCTGAGTGACTATTGATAGAGTTCATCCAGTTTTCTAAAGAATTTCTGATTGCAAAATCTTCATCGTTAATGATTGTCAATGTCCAGTCAGCAAAAGTTCTGTTACCTGGAAATTTCATCTCACGTCCAAAGTAAAATACTGGAACTGTACCAATTGAAGAACCTGGTAGTTGTGCTGTTTTGGCCATAAAGGTTAGTTTCTGACCAGCAGCTGTTGAGTTTGTTACGTTTGATGGAAATATTAAAGAGACAGAGAATAAATTAGGACGTGCTCCGTCTCCAATCATATTAGCTCTGAATTCTGATACATTAAATGCCATTGTTTTCTCCTATATCGTTTATTTATTAAGCTGCGCCAACGATTGTTACGAAGTCAACACCAGTACCAACAGCAATAAAGTTCAACTGAATGTAGTTTACTGAACGTGCAGGTTTAAGGTAGATATCTCCAACGAATTGGTTGCTATCAATAACTTGTTGTGTGTTGTTTGTTGAATCGCAAACAACTCTAAAGTCTGTCAAACCACGGCGTCCTTGAATGTCACGCAAGAATGGTGATACTAGAGCAATAAATTGTGCTCTTGTAAATTCATCATTCAATTCAAACATTGAGAACTTGGCAGCTTGTGCAATTGCCTTTTCAAGTGTAATAAACAAACGGCGAACGTTAATACGGTCAAATGCTGATGGTTTATTTAACAATGTTTTGTCACCAAACAATACTGTGCCTTGACCTGGGAATGATACAACTGGATTAACACCTGCTGCATACAATGTATCACGGAATGACTTGTTTGGATTCCATGCTAACTTAATACAGTTCTTAATTGCGCCACGGTTGAAACCAGCTGGTGAGAACCATGGGTCACGAATGTTGTCTGTGTACACACACAATCCAGCAATATCACCGTTCAATGGTATCCAACGATATGTGTTGTTGTACTTGTCGAATTGGTATTTCCATCCAGAATCAGCAACAACATAAGAAGAACTTCTTGATAGTGTTGCCAACCAATCTTGAATATTAGTTGTTTCGCTGCCTGCTTTATTAACTACGTCCGCATATCTTGGAGAGATAAAAGCCACACAGTCTGCACGACCAACAGCAATGTTATCAATAACATATTGTTGAACTGTAATTGAATGTCCGCCTGTTAGTACCAAGGCAACGTCAATAGATTCTTTGTTAGCAAACAAATCGTAAGATAGTTGTAAGTTTCCATCAGTTGGCGCAACAGAAGAACCTGTAATTAAACTAATTAATTGATTGGTTGCTGGATTTGCAAAAGTTCTGCCTGCAGCAGTTTGTCCCCATGTAGCATTTGTTGTTGCATAATCAACAGGATCCATTGCATAAACATATTTTGAGTTATTGAAAATAACTTGTTTATAGTAGTTTGTAACACCGTTGATAACTGCATCAGAAGCAGCCGAAACAAAACCGTATGTTTCTAAGATTGCACCGGCAGAACCTGTAAACAATCCATCTTGGTCAATAACAACGATGTGCATCTCATCATTTACACCATTAACAGAATCAGCAAAATCTGATGTGCCTGGTGCAGATGTGAAATAATTTTTGTATGCCCATGTGCTATATGTTTGTGTGTTTGCACAAACAGCAATATTGATAGAGTTTCCTAAAACACCTGCATATCTGGCCGCAAATGGACCGTAACTATTACCGTTATTGGTATTTAAATAAGTAGATTCAAAAACATCTTCGTTTTTAATTTGTACATTTAATGTACTACCATCGGTTGCATTGTTTGCTAATGCACCAACTGCACGTAC